GGCCGCACCTCTTACAAGTTTTTTGAAATGTACCGTTGACTTTTGCCTAGGCGTATGTTATATTATGCCTAGGCAATATTGGAGGTGATGACATGTCGCCTAAAACCGGTCGGCCTATTGTGGGAGCTGAACCAAAAAACAAGCAGATTGCTTTAAGAGCAACCGAAAGCACTGTCCGAAAATTTCAAGAGTGTGCTGACATCACAGGAAAAACAAAGACTGACTTGCTTGAATATATGGTTGATGAACTCCACAAAAAGCTGACAGAAAAATAAGAGTAGCCTGTCCCCTACGAAAAGTTCAGACTACTCTTTTAACCCCAAACCGTTATGATTTGGTAAATCTATTATACCACAGTCTTAGCGGTTTTACAAATGATTTGAGGTAAATATTATGCATAAACCCGCTGCCCACTGTGTGTAAAACTGCCATTATTATGGCTGAATATCAACCACGATGCAAATTTTGCACCGTGGTATTTTTATTCTCATTTCCGTACTTGTGTTTTACTCTCACATATTTTTTTGAAAATAATGCTTGACTTTTTGTCACGCAAATATTATATTAAATGCGTGACAGAAAGTGAGGTGAACTTATGAGCCCTCATATAGGGCGTCCAAAGGCTGACAATCCAAAAGATATTCGTTTCAGCATTAGACTTGATTCTGAAACATTCGCTCGATTGCAGCAACGGTGTGAAAGAGACTCTCTCACCGTTGCACAAGCAATTCGACAGGCAATCAATCAGTTTTTGGAGCAAAAGTAAAAATCCCCCGTACTGTAGCTTCTTGGCGGACGCGCAGTACAAGGGATTCAAACCCCAGAGGTAAGCCATCTGGTAAATATATTATACCATTTGGCTGCACCTCTTACAAGTGAATGAGAGGTAAATTTATCATGAGCCATCAATACCTGAACAAAAATCTGAACGTCTGCGATCTGGAATCGCCGCTGTATGAACTGAAATGCGCTACTAATATTGTAGATGCCATCCAAACTGCTATGGCAGAGGGATCCTGTGCCGCAGAGTGCTATGAAGACGCCCTGCATGGTGCTGCGCTCTACCTGGCCAATGTTTACCGCCAATTCGAGCAGCAGCTTTTTGTGGAGGGCAAGTAAAATGAAAAAAGCAAACGATTTTGGCCCTTCTGTTTTGGAGTGCCTGATGGCCGAAAAAGCATTTCTGAAAGAATACCAGCGCCTGGTGCCCTGCAACAGCCCTAACATTGCAATCAAATGCGGGCTTGCCGCTGTATGGGAGGCCGCGCGGAAATATCAGGTCCAGCTGGAAGTACAGGAACGCACGAACAAAGCACTTGCGGAGGTGGTAGCATGAACGAATTGCAGATTTTTAAGTATGAGAACAACGATGTGCGCACGGTGGAGATCAACGGCGAACCCTGGTTTGTGTTGAAGGATGTGTGCGGGGTGCTGGGGGTGAACAACAGCCGTATGGTTGCAGATAGGCTTGACGATGATGAAAAGGGTGTAAGTCAGATTGACACCCTTGGTGGTAAACAAAGTATGATCGTCATCAACGAGCCTGGATTGTACAACATCATCCTGCGTAGTGATAAACCAGAAGCCAAACCGTTCCGCAAATGGGTCACGGCCGAAGTGCTCCCCACCATCCGCAGGCACGGCGCATACATGACACCGGAAACCCTGCAGGCCGCCATCCTGAACCCCGATACCATGATCCAGCTGTGCCAGCAGCTGAAAGCTGAACAGGACAAAAACGCCTCCCTTTCCGCCGCCAACAGCCAGCTCATGGTGGATAAACAGATCATGCTGCCTAAAGCGGAATATTTCGATGAATTGGTGGATCGGAACCTGCTGACCAGCTTCCGCGAAACCGCCAAGCAGCTGGGCATTGGCGAAAAAGCCTTTATCGCCTTTTTGCTGGCAAAGAAATTCATCTACCGCGACAAAAAGGGTAAGCTGATGCCCTATGCCGACAAAAACACCGGCTTGTTTGAGGTCAAAGAATGCTTTAACGAGAAAACCAAATGGAGCGGCACCCAGACCCTGATCACCCCCAAAGGGCGTGAAGTATTCCGGCTGCTCTGCCTGAAAGCAGCCTGCTAACCAGTAAAAACCCTGTTCGGAAACGGACAGGGTTTTCTTATGCCATTTTTTCGCAAAGGAGGAGATTCCACCCCCATGACCACAACCGCAAAAATTGAAGAGCTCCAAAAATCCGTCATCAACGCCATCAACAACAGCTGCCTGCACCCCGCTGTGGTGCGGCTGGTGCTGCTGAACGTGATCTCGATGGTGGAAGCCAGCGAGAGAGAGGTAAATAAAAAGGAGGATGAAGCTACAAGATGACAACACATACCATTACCATTGCCCGCCACACTGCGCAGGTGGTTGGCCTGATGGGCGTGCTGGTGCTGGGCACCTGGGACAGTTACGGCACGGAACAGCTGCTGCTGCGCCACGGCCCGGAGTGGGAGGGCCTTGCGATTGATGCCACGTTCCATAACGTCCCCAACGATGAGGGTGTAACGGTATTGGCGGACACGGACGGCCTTGTACCCGTCCCGCCGGAAGCCTGCACGCAACCATCTAAGTACGCCACCATCACATTCCGGGGCGTGCAGGACGGCGTGCAGCGCATCAGCTGCAATCTGCCCTACATGGTGCTGGATCACGCGCAGGTGCCCGGTGCCAACAGCACCGCCACTCCCAGCGAAAATGCCCAGGCCCTTGCCCAGATGCAGGATTTGCGGGACGGCGCTGTAGATGCCAAGAACCAGGCCGAAGCTGCCCGCGATGATGCCGCCCGCAGTGCCGTTGCCGCCAAGGAATACGAAACCGACGCGGGCCAGTCTGCCACTGCCGCCAAAACGGCACAGAGTGCGGCAGAGACGGCAAAAGCCGGTGCGGAAACGGCACAAAAGGCCGCTGCATCCAGCGCCAGCAGTGCAAGTACATCCGCAAGCACTGCGACGACACAGGCAGCGGCGGCAAAATCCAGCGCCATGGCGGCAAAGGCATCGGAGACGACGGCGGGAAAATCTGCCCAAGAGGCAGCCGCTAGCGCGGCAAATCTGGACAGTGCCGTGAACACGGCAACGCAGAAAGCGGCGGCAGCTAGTGCTTCGGCGGAAGCAGCAAAGGCGAGCGAGAGTGCGGCAGCAAGCAGTGAGGCGGCTGCTAGAAAGTATGCGAACCGCGCAGAATTGGCAGCCAAGACAGCAGGTGAAGCCGCAGCGGAAAAGCTGAAACAGATGCAGGCGATCCAGGACGACGTAACGGCCAAGCAGGCCCAGACGGCTACCGATGCGACGGCGGCAGAAAAGGCAAAAGTAGCCGCTGAAGCCGCACAGAAAGATGCTGCGGCCAGCAAGGCTGCTGCCGCAAACAGTTCCGCAGCTGCCAAGACCAGTGAAGATGCAGCTGCAAAGAGCGCGGCAGATGCCGACAGCACTGCCAACAGCATCAAGGAGTCCATGACGCAGATTGCCGCGCTGCAGAAGCGCCAGAATGTGCTTGTTGGCAGCGAGATAGGCAACCCGGCAAGCTGTGATGACGCCTTTGCTGCACCACTGTGTGGGCTGAGTGTGTACGGAAAGAGCACGCAGAACGGGACACCCACGCCTGATGCGCCTGTGCCAATTGTAAGTGCAGGGGATGGCGGGAGCGTGGCGGTGAGGGTGACGGGGAAGAATCTGCTAAACCCGGCCTTGTTCCAAAATAATAAATATCAGGGTTTCAATGCCGAAACCGGTTATTATGGGATAGATAGTGTAAATGGTTATTGGATAACAGGCATTCAACCGTGCTTACCGAGTACAACATATCACTTTAATGCAATGATAGAAGGCGGTTGTTTTTATGATGAAAAAAAGAATGTAATCGGTATTGCTGATTTTGCGTTTACAATTAAAACGCCAGCGAAATGCGCGTATTACTGTTTTAATTTTTCATCAGTGCATGTGTCCTATGGCACGCCAATCATTGCAACAGTGAGTGAATCAACTGCCTATTCCCCCTACCGTGAACAGCTCCTCACCCTGCCCACTCCCAACGGCTTGCCCGGCATACCTGTCACCTCTGGTGGCAACTACACTGACCCGCAGGGCCAGCAGTGGGTGTGCGACGAGGTAGACTTGGAAAGAGGGGTGAAGGTGCAGAGGGTTGATAAAGCGGCTTTCGACAGCACAAAAACGTTGGCTGAGCAAAATGCAATTCTCACCACCCCCATCGAAAACCCGCTCACCCCTGCTGAAATTGCTGCTTACAAAGCCCTCACCGCTTACGCGCCCGACACCGTGGTTCAAGCTGGTGACGGTGCGGGGGTAAAGCTGGAATACCAGCGCGATGTGAACATTGCAATCAAAAAGCTTGAGGATGCCATTGCATCCATGACCGCTACCTAAAGGAGGGAAAGCATATGGCAATTAAATCCAAAGCCCGGCACGACCTGACCCTGCGCTCTATCAAGCGGGAAATCGCCGCCGGACGTGACGTGGCATACTGGTTGGACAAGGCGTACACCCATCTGGACAGTGGCCTGCTGACGGAGGACGACATCACAGAAGTGGAGACTCTGGCACAGGCGTACTACGACGCTCTGGACGCTGAGGACAAGGCGAACGCTGAGGAAATCACGCAGTAAGGAGAATATCATGTCAAGCACTGCATACGCACACGTACGTTTTCTTGATGGGACTTTGGCTGACTATCAAACAGAAAGGACAACAAACCATGAGACTTTCAAACGGTGACGTCCTGCTCCGCTGGCCCCTGGCCCAGCACATTATCACCGCCGGCTGGCTCTACAATGATGGCAGCCTGCACCGGGCACTAGATTTCCGCTCAGCAGTTGGTACACCAATATATGCAGCGGAAGCGGGCACGGTTGCAATCGCATACCGCTGGAACGGCAAGCGCACCCAGGGGGATATCAACAGCTATGGCAACATGGTCAAGCTGCGCCATGCGGATTACCGCGGCGGCCGGCTGGAGACGCTGTACGCCCATTTGAGCAAACTCTGCGTGGCCCAGGGGGAGACGGTATATGAGGGCCAGCTGATCGGCTACAGCGGGGATACCGGCAACTGTTACGGGGCACACCTGCATTTTGAGGTGCGGTACAAAAACCGCCGGGTCCACCCGCTGAACTGGCTGGATGCAGATTTTGCGGCGGCATCTACCGCGGTGCGGCTGGGCGGCTACCAGAGCGTTGCCCGCCCGGCAGCGGAAAAAACACAGCCGATCCAAATGCAGACGGTAACGGTGGGGCCGATTTCCAACGGGGACGCTGCCCGGCTGTATGCCCTGTGCGGGGACCTTGGCCTGGTGGAATCGGGGCTGTACCACGCCGCCTATACGGAGGTGTGAGCATGGATGCTATCATCGTTGCCCTGATTACCGGGGGATGCTCCGTTGTTGGCGTGATTATTACAACTCTGACAACATCCCGCCGTACCGAACAGCGCATGGCCACCGCGCAAGCCGTGACCGATACAAAAATTGAAGAGCTGACCCGTGAAGTCCGTGCCCACAATAATTTTGCCCAACGTGTACCGGTGCTGGAAGAACAAATCAAGGTTGCAAACCACCGCATCACCGATCTCGAGAACAAAACCGCTTGAACACGAATACATAGGAGGAAAAACTCATGGATTTTGCATCTTTTGGTATGGCAGGGGTGGCGGCGATTACGGTTATCTGCTACCTGGCGGCAACAGCGGTCAAACAAACGCCGCTGGCCAACAAATGGCTGCCGTCCATCTGCGGCGCCCTTGGCGGCCTGCTGGGCCTGGCCGCCATGTACATCAACGTGCCGGACTTCCCGGCCGCCGATCCCCTGACCGCCCTGGCCGTGGGCATTGTTTCCGGCCTGGCCGCCACCGGCGCGGATCAGGTTATTAAGCAGATCGGCAAAGGCAACTGACTGGCAAGTTACCGGCAAATTACCGGCAAGTTAAATAATCCATAATTAAAGCGGCGGGCTTTCCCTATTTCAGGGATTGCCCGCCGCTTCTGTTTTTAACTTCTTATTCTTATGGAAGGATTGTAATACATAAGTTTTCTCGGCTCGCTGGAACTATTGTTAGTGCCTCATGATAAATTTCATTTGCAACATGATCCGCAGCTCTAACGAGTGTAGTCGTTGCCGAGTTGCAAAAATGTAAATCTACACCCTTCAATCCACTAAATAGCGGTTCATAAAATATGCCATAGTTCCAATTATATGTGCCATTCTTAAATTCTTGCTCTAACCCTTCCCGTAATTCATAACGACCATTTGTCGCCGTCGTATGTTCGTCCACATAAACATGCAAATTTTCGACTTCATCTTTTGCAATTAAACCATCATGCAT